CTACCGGGATATAATGGTGTCCATTTCACAAAAAATGGATGGAACCTCCTTGCCAATTCTCTGGAATCGTGGTACACTCTCTGTATGCTCACGGAACGTTTGGTTTCCAACCTACAAGAGTAATGTGTACTGGAACTTTGTGCGGGATTCGGGCTTGCTGGCAATTTTGAAAAAGGCCAAGTTAAGCCCCTTTGCCATACAGGGAGAATTGTGCGGCCCCGCACTACAGGGCAACAAGTATAAGCTCACGGAAAAAGTACTCTATATCTATGGCGTATACGATATCAAGAAGCAGGTGTATTTGCCCCCGGCTGAACTGCGGTTCTTCGTTGATTCCCTGACGCTTTCTTATGGTTGGGGGAATGGTACTGTCAAGATAGTACCTCAGTTGGGAGACAGTACTATCGGTATGATTGGCTCTACAGTGGATGAATGGGTAAAGTTTGCCACTACCAAGAGTGACTTGAATCCTGATACCTATAATGAAGGTATTGTAGTACGTTCTCTTGACAATAAGCCGTATGCAGTCAAGGACATGAATGGCAGGCGCTTCTCCTTCAAGGTTGTGTCCCCGGAATTCCTCTTGCAGTGGAATGAATGATGCGTAATTATAAATACTTTTTTGAAGGTGAAACTGTCATTACCTGTACACATTGCGGCTTGGTACATACGGTATCGTTCAGTGGGAAACACCCAAGTTCGATAGAGTCCAGTATAGAGGATGCCATTGAAGAAGATGGATGGGGGGTAGCCAGTATGACGTGTCCTGACTGCTTTGATCCTTTGGAAGAGCAACGGGCAAGGGATCAGGAAATGGAAGATTTGTCCGAGATGGATGACTACGAGACGTATGAGGCGTATGAGGATTATTCAGATTTTGATACATTCGATTATGAGGAGGATTAGTTGGGAGTGACATTCGGGGAAGATTTTGCCAAGGACGTAAGAATCAACAAGTTCAAGCTGGCGGAGGATTGTGAAATCCAGCCATCCTTGTATCATTTTTACGCCCACGAGTTTGCTGTTGCCCGTAGTGAACGGGATGCGGCAAAGGACAAATTGGACTTGGTTCTGGGGCAAAGGGAGATTGCCATTCGCCGGAATCCGCCGGAAGATTTGAAGGTAACTGAATCGGTCGTATCGGCATTGCTTGTACAGGATGAGGCAGTACAGGAATGTAAGGAGCAGTTCAGGAAAGCACAGGAAAAAGTAGACGTGCTTTACGCAAGTACCTCTGCCTTGGAGCATCGCCGCTCTGAACTGGACAATCTGGTATCCATGTGGAACAAGGAATACTACTCTGGCAAGGCCGATGGGGATACAGCGGGAGATGCTGTTCGTGGGAAGCTGAACAAAGCGAAGGGGGAGTAACATGGGAAAAAGCAGTCTTGCCGACAGGTTGAACGAGGCGTATGGAAGTCGCAATCAGGGGGGTGCCCGCAAGGGGATACTTGATTGGGGCAAGCACGAAGGGGAGGTCAAGTTCTACAAGCCCAAAGAGGGGAATAACAAGATCGACATTATCCCCTATATGATTGCGTCCGCCAACCATCCGCTGGTCAAGCGGGGAACCTTGAAAGTCGGCGATCTGGACTATACATTGGATATCTGGGTACACAAAAACATCGGCCCGTCAGAATCGGATGCGGTGTGCCTGAAGAAGAATTATGGCAAATCGTGTCCGATCTGCGATCAGGCTGATGAATACCGTATGGCTGGCAAGAAGGAAGAGTTTGATGCTTACAAAGCCAAGCGCCGGGTATTCTACAATATCCGTGATGTCATGAAGCCGGATGAAGGCATGATGGTACTGGAACAGTCACACTTCCTGTTTGAAAAGGAACTGATCGAGGAAGCCAAGAATAGCGCCAATGGAGATGGCATCATTGACTTCGCCGATCCCGATAACGGTAAGACTGTGAAGTTCCGTGGGTCGGCCACTACCTATCAAGGACACGCTGGCATCGAGCCGAAGAACTTTGGCTTTCTGGATCGGGATACGCCCACTACCAAATTGGTGAAACTGGCCATTCCCTTTGATGCCCTGCTGGTTGTGCACACTGCTGACCAGATGATGGCACTGATGACTGGGGAGGATGACCCGGAAGTAGCCGATGATGAGGACGAGGCTCCGCCACCACCACCAAAGCGCCCCGCCAAGCATGACGATGACGAGGATGAACCCGCACCGGCACGCAAGGCTCCTGTAAAGGAAACTGGCCCGACTTGTCCGCATGGTCACCGCTTCGGGAAGGACAACGACGAGAAGCCCGAATGCGAGAATTGCGACGTATGGAAAGCATGTGCCAGAGCCGCTAAATAAGAGGTTCACTAACCTGCACTGTATCAAATTAAATGATATGGTGCAGGTTTTTGGTGCATGGAGGGAGCATGGTAAATTTGTCCAGCGTAAAGGAGACACTATTGGCGAAAAAACAAGTCGAGTCCCCCAAGAGGGGGATGTATTTTTCTACGGGGTGCACCCTGCTTGATTTGGTCGTAGGAGGCGGGGAGAAGGCTGGGTACGGTATGGGCTGGGAAGCTGGCACTATTGTCCGTGATTGGGGAGGCTCAAGCTCAACCAAAACCTTCAAGGCAGTAGAGTTAATTTCTGCTAACTATTACAAATATAAAGACAAGTTCAAATGGAAGTATGCCGACATTGAAGGCGGAAACACTATTGATAGCCTCGCCCTGTACGGATTTGAAATCATCCCTACCCACAAGCGTTCCCGCGAAGAGATGCCTGCTACAGTCGAAGAATGGGAGTATGATGTCAGCAAATTCCTTGCTTCCCTTAAAGATGACGAGTGTGGTATTTATGTGCTAGATTCTCTGGATGCCCTGTCATCCAAAGCACTGGAAAACCGCAAGACTGAACGACACAACGCCTATGACAAGGGCAAGGAATTCGATGATGGGACGTATGGCATGGATTCTGCGAAATTTTTATCACAGGAAATGTTCCGGGGACTCTCTGCTAAACTGGCAGAAAAGAATGCACTACTCTATATCATCTCACAGGAACGTGACAATGCCAATGCGGGTCTGTATGGAAAGAAAAATCGGCTAGGCGGCGGACGTGCAGTAGGGTTCTATGAAACTGCCCGTATTTACAGTCAACTAAAGCAAACTGAAGAAAAACGTAACCGGGCTGTCGGCGTAGTGATCGAAACAACTGCCGAAAAGGTTAGGCATCCCCGCCCCTTCCGTAATTGCCTTGTGCCAATCAAGTTTGATTATGGCATTGACGATGTTGCGGCAAACGTTGACTTCCTGTTTGAGTGTCGCTCAGACAAGACCGGGGAGTTGCTGAAGTCGGCAAAATCAATTGAATGGGAGAAGGGTGTAGAAACAATGGACAGGGATGACTTGATTGCCTATATTGAAGCAAATAAGTTAAAGAAAGTTCTCAGGCAGAAGGTGATCGACAAATGGGAATCCATAGAAGCAGATATCAAGACCGAGCGCAAGCAGAAGTATGGCGGCGAGGATGAGTAGAAAATGGGTCACTATCGACTCAGATGATATCAAAATGCTGGAGCAACTGAATGACCTTGCCCCGAGTGTGGCGCTTTCCTCATTGGTGGGAAAGTTCAAGCATTCACAGAAAAAGATAACTACGGCAAGCGCCAAGGCAAAGGGCAGAAACCTCCAGCAATGGGTGTGCCGTAAGATATCTGATTTGACTGGAATTCCTTACGAACAATCGAATGACCAATGTGAAATCCATTCTAGGGAAATGGGGCAGGCGGGATGCGACATCATCTTGAGGGGAGAAGCACGGAAGCAGTTCCCCTTCGCTGTGGAATGCAAGGCATCGGAAACCTTGAACCTGAAGGATACTGTGGATCAAGCCCGTACCAATTCCTATCATGGCACAGACTGGTTAATTGTACATAACAAGAAAGCTGTGAAGGAAACCTTGGTCATCATGTCATGGGAAACATTCGAGAAACTATGGAGGAAATAGGATGAATAAAGTAGCCTTGATTACGGGAATCAACGGGCAGGATGGCGCGTACTTATCAGCGTTGCTCTTGGAAAAAGGCTATGAAGTTCATGGCATGATCCGCAGGGCTTCCGTCTTTACGACTGAACGAATAGAGCGTTTCAGAGAGAATCCCCACTTTCACCTGCACTACGGAGACATGACTGATTCCAGTAATCTGCATCATCTCATAGGATCGGTTGCCCCGGATGAAGTCTACAATCTGGGTGCCCAGTCGCATGTGGCAGTTTCTTTTGAAGTACCT